GTTGGCGAAGAAGCGTGTTCTGCGTGCGGCGAGCGAGGTCGTTGGCCTCGACGCCTTGTGCGAAGCCCAAGTTCTCAAACTCGCGTTGACGAGAGAAGCGGTCGCGGTTGAGCAGCTCGGCACCGAGCGCCGCGCTGCCGGTCGCCATACCGCGAGAGGCGAATCCTTGGCGGGCCGATTGCACTGCCTCGCGCTGCGCTTCAGGCGAAAGCTGCCCTCCCTGATCCATCTTGCGCATCGCCTCGTCCATGAGCCGACCGCCGATGGCGCTCTGGCCGGTCTCCTGCGCCTGCATGCGCTCCATGTCGGCTTGCTGTGCCGTGATGCCGCGCCCCAAAGCGTCTTGGAAGCGGCGGTATTCCGAGGTGCTGTCGATGGTCTTGCCCATGTCGCCCAGCAGCCGGTCGCGCATGCCGTATTGGTCGGCGAAGGTGGTCTTCAGCTCGGCGATAGGATCAAAGGTGCGCGCCCTGTTGAGGTCGCCCTTGTATTTATCGACGCTGCCTTGCAGTCCTGCCTTCCGCGCATCGTAGTCGGCTTGGGACAGAACCTCCTTGCCGACCTTGTATGTCACCGCTCCGGTCTTTTTGTCGGTGCGCCCCTTGACCTTGTTCAAGGCGCCAAGATCCTTGGTCGCTTGTTCCAAGAGGGGCCGCGTCTCGGCCTCCAGCGCACGGCCCATGGCCTCGCCTGCGTTCGTTATGTTCTGAAATCCGTAGAGCTGGTTGCGCGTGTTCTGTGTGCGGTATGCGGCTCCAAAGGCTTGCGCGATTGGCCCTGCGTTGGCGCCGAGCAGCTTGATTTGTTCCTTGGTCAACGCTGTTGATTGCCCGATGTCCAGTGTTGGCGCTTGCGCCGATTTTCCTGAGTCTCCCATAATTATCGTCCTTTCTTTGCTAAGTCATTCCAGCGCCGAGCGCGGAATTTTCCATCGTCTCTCCGCTGCCACAGCACCCATTCGTGGTGCCATGGAGTTGCTTTTGTAAATGCCTTATGCGGCGCAAGGCCGCTGGCCACGGCGCCCAGCCGCACATACCAAGCATTCGGCTCCCCCTCGATGATCTGCTTGGCCTCATTGTCCCATCGCAGTTGTTCCGCCATGAGAAACACATCCGGCCGCACAATGACCACATTGCCCTGCCCGACCATAAAGTCTGCCAGATCGGCGCCGAAGCTACCGTTGGGAACGTATTGCTCATACCATTGTTGCGCTCGGAGGATTGGGGCCGCCATGGCGTCATTCCTCGTCCTTCTTCATCTCCACCACATCCACCTTCGCCATGAACTCATTGAGCTGCGTCACAGCAAACTCCAACAGCAACCGGCTACCCGATGCGCGGGCGGCGGCGTAGGCTTCGATTAGTTCGGCGAGTTGAGTTTTCATCTTAGGCGGCTTCTAAGGCTTCGACTTTTGCCGATAGTTCCTGCATGGCGGCGACCAGCACCGGAACCAGTTTGCTCATGTCTATACCCTGCATCTGTTCGCCGTCCTTTTCTCCGGTGACGGCTTGCGGGACGACAGCTTGGACTTCGTGGGCGATGAAACCGTCCACTTTGACATCTGGCTCAACCTTGAACTCAAAGGTTTTGGGGGCGAGCGACTTTAACTTGGCCAGCCCTCCGGCAAGCGGCTCGACGTTTTGCTTTAGGCGGTAGTCAGAGGAGGTGTTGTAGGCGGTTGCTGAAGCCGTGACAGTAATACTTCCGCGTGTATCGGAGCTTTTAATAAACGAAATCGCTGTCGATGACGCGGCCGAACTACTATCGACAATGTTGACTCCCTGCTTGGTTGCGCCATCAAACGTAATCTGGGTTTTACCCTGCGCAGTAGCAGCTGAGGCGCCTATAAAAATGTCTCCGCTGGCGTCGATACGCATGCGTTCTCCTCCAGAGCCATTGACAAAGGCAAGCGACCCAGTGTCATACCAGTCTGGCAGGCCAATTTTAACAACAGGGTCGCTTGAATAATCTACAACAAATCGCTTTTTTGTGTCACCTGTCGTTGACCAAAAGCCAGAAAGGGCATTGATTCGGAACGCTGTTGTGCTGCCAAATGTAAAATTAAAGAAATTCTCTCCAAATGTTCCGGCTTCAATCGAGGCTGTAGGATTGCTTGGATCAAAGGCGAATTGCAATGCGGCGCTACATGGAGATCCGCCGGTGCCTGTTGCATTGTTGTTTTTAAGCAACAACGCCGTTTTTTGCGCCAATGTCGCTGCTGGTGCGGCATCTATAGCCACCTCTAAGCGTCTTGTAGGCGAGTTGGCGTTGATCCCCACATTTCCAGCATTATCAATCCTCACCCGCTCTGTATTGTTCGTCCCAAACGACAGCGCAAAGTTGCCGGTGTTGGTGATCGAGCGGTTGGCGCCGCTGACGGTGATGTCTTGACCGCCGAAGGCTGGTGCGACTTTGGTTCCGGCGATGGCGGCGGTGGCGCTGACATCGGCGTTGACGATGTCGCTGACGGTGCGGGCGTCATTAATGCGTGTCGGTGTGACGGTGTCGCCCGAGTTGAAGGTGTAAGCGTAAGTTGCCATAGGAATTATGCTGCTGATCGGGTTTGGCTTTGCTTCGCGGCAGCCTGTCTCGCTGCGCTCGGCTCGGTCGTTATTGTTTGGAAGTTCATTTCGTCTTTTAGTCTCTTGGTCTTTTAGGCCGCACTCCTCGTCTCAGTAGGCGGTAGAGATTTCGGCGATGCCTCAATGCTGGCCGATCTGATTTCCGGTCGGCCTCCGGATGTTTGGTAAATGACTTCGGCGCTGTGAGCCTTATAGCGCACCGGAGACTTCATGTTGTAGTCCTCGGTCGTTACGTTGCTGTTGGTCAGCGTTCCGATGGTTGTTTCGGTGTCAGGGTTGATTGTGCTGATCTTGGTCGAGACACTGGCGCTGGCGGGAATGACTACATCGGCAATGGTGCGGAGGAACCGCTTGCTGTGCATGTCGCCAAAGTCGTAGCGGCGCGTCTTGATGCTGCCGACCACCGGACTGGTGCCTGAGTTGACTGCCGTGTCATCAATCGCCGTGTCGTTCTCTTCCAGCAAATACAGGTTGCCGGAGCGAGGAATTGAAAAGACGCGGCGTTGGTTGTTGTAGGTTCCGACAAGGATCTGGTTGACCGATGCGCTGCTTGGGTATGTGTCGCGGTATTCCCAAGTGTCGGTGAGTGCGTTCCATGCAATGACCAGCTTGTTGCCATCAAGCGGCTCGGCGCTGGTAGGAAGCGCGACCAAATAGCGGTTGTTGTGCCAGATCCCAAAAGCCGACTTCTCCACGCGGGCCTGCACTACTTGGCTGAAGAGGTCGGCGATAGGCTCTGACAGCGGCTTGGTGTCGCCGCGAACCTTGAGGTCGAGGGCGCGGTCTAAGCGGTAGATGCCTGCGTCCGAGAGGAAGAACACAAAGTTACCGGCGGTGACGATGGTGTTCCTTGCGCTGCATCCGATCTCGTTGGTCAGGAGCGTGAGCTGTGACACCGGAGTGTCGACCGAGAAGTCGCTGCCATCGGTGGAGGCGAATTGATTGAGCGTGGCGAGCCAGATGGACTTGCGGCAGAAAACGAGGGCTTGGCCTTCGACCCATGGGTGAATTGCCACAATGCGGTCATCGCCGCCTGCGCCTGCGCGGAAGCTGTTCCAGAATGGATCGTAGAGGTCGGGGTCGAGAACATCGCTAATGCCGACCGTGTCGCGGTTTTTGGCGATCCAGAGGCGGTTGTTGTGGTAGCTGGCCCAGCCGACCGATGGCATGCGGGTGTAGGTGACGCCTTCTGATGGAATGCCTGCGGTGGCGCGGACGAATTGACCGCTGCCGCCGTCCCAATAGATCGGCGGTTTTGTCCGGCGCACCTTGATGCCTGCGGCGGCATGCGTGGCGGTGCCGCTTGGGACGGTAATAGTGAAGTGCGTGTTGTCACCTGCCGGTGCCGCGTCCACGATGTCAAACTCATGGCCGTCGAACGCAGGCGTTGTAGATCCTTCAATACGGACGCGGGCGCCAACCGGATAGCCATGGGCCGAGGCGAAGCTCACGGTGGCTGTCGTTGAACTGACGCTGATACCTCCGGCGTCAGTCAGCTTTTCCTCGTAGCCGGTTGCAGTGCGGGATGCTTCGCGGAGTATGTAGAGGCGGTCGAACGCCTGCACTACTGAGACAGTGTCGGTGCCTTCGATCTTCTCGGCGGGGCTGGTCGGATAGGTCTTCACGACCGGCGATTGTCCCTGCCGGTAAAGCGTGGCGCTGTCAGATCCGGCGAGCACGATAAATTCGTTGGCGTTGTCGTAGTTCTGGCTGGCGAAGACTCCGGCCGCGTAGAGTCCGCCCTCGTAGCTGTCGCGGACTTCGGGGCCGTTGTTGGCGATGATGGTGCCGGTGGCCGGTGTCGCGGGAGATCCGCTGACGGTGTAGGTAAAAGTATTGGCGTCCGTCACGGTGACGATGAAGTCGCCGTTGTAGTCGGTCTGCACGGCGCCACGAATGTTCACTTGGTCGCCGGTCGTGAATCCGTGGGCGGTCGCAGTGACGGTCGCGGTGGTCGAGGCGCGTGTGATCGAGGTGACTGCCTTGTCGGTGCCGAGGGTAAAATCAAGAGTCAGCGGGGCGCCGGTCGTGCCGATGGTGTCGGTCAGGCGCTTGCTGCCCTTGCGGGTTTGGGCGACGCCACGGTCCAACCTCATGTTCACGCTGTCTTGCAGCATGCCCGCCGGAAGGGTCAGCGGGTTAAGGCGAGAGGCGAAGCCGATGAAGCCGTTGTCGCCGTCGCGTTGGACTGGAGATTCTAATGCCATTAGTTGAGCGCTGCCTTCAGTCTGCTTTTGAACCGCGCTGCGTCTGCGGGAGAGATGTCGTTCTTTCGATTGGGGGCGATTTGCTGGTGAGTCACGATGCGGGACATGGGGATGTGCCAGCGCTTCATGCGGGGCACGATGTATTGGATGGCGCTGTCCATCGCCGCGTCATCGAGCGGGTCGCTGTAGGTGTCGCCGTCCCATGCCACGCCGAGGCTGTAGCTGTTGCAGTCCGGCACGCCTTGCCAGCTCGACAGACCGGCATGCCAGCAGCGGGCCGTATCGTCGGCGAGGACGGTGCGGTTGCCGTTTCTGGCGATGATGACGTGGTAACTCACTTTGCTGGCAGGGTTCATGCACCAAGAGACGGAGCCGTTGTAGCTACCGGATGTGTGATGCAACACGATCATGGTCGGGGTTATTGGGCGTCCGCTTTTGTTCGGGGTGTTGAGACGGCGTTCGTCGTAGGCTTTGCTCGCGGCGGGTGTGGAGACGGTTGTGGATACGGATGGCAAGCTCGGCGAGGCTGGCGCTGGGCCAGTCGCGGACGGCTTTCCAAATAGTCTCTTGATCCACTTCCACATTGTTTTACTTCGCGTAGCCTTTGGTGCTCGGCGTGACGGTCACGGTTGCTTGCTGCTTCACGAAGTCATAGCCCACCGTCACGCAGCCAGCCGCAGCGACAGCCCAGCTCACGGCGAGGATCGCACACGCAATGAGTTTTGTGACGCGGGCGGGCATGGAGTCAGAGGCGGGCGGTGCCGTCTTTTGCTACCACTAATCCCCATGCAGCCATGAGGCTGGCGGCGATGAGGCCGATGTCGGGGATGCTGCCGGTGGCAAGGAACTCCTTCGCGCCGGTCGCCAATGCGATGAGGGCGGTCAAGATTCCGATGGTCGTTGTTTTCCAGTTTCTCATTTCTTTAGTTCTTTCTGTTTCTTTCTGATGTCGTGCAGGACGCTGATGAGCGTGGCCAAGCCGACCAAAATTCCTATAATTAGTCCGCCTATACGGAGGGTTGCTTCCAAGTGGGGCAGCATGCTGAACACCGAGGAGCCGATGGACGTAGCCGTGCCGATGACGCCTTTTTCAGTCGTGCTGAAGTTGTGATGAAAATAGGACAGGCTCATCGCGCGGCTCCTCAATGAGTTTACTTGCGGTAAGCGATGACCGTGCCGCTGTGCAGCTTGATGGCACTGAAGAAGCCGTCGAGGGTTGTGCCAGCCTTGATCGTGTGCGCGGAGCCTGACGAGGCATTGGCAGCTCCCGTGAGGTTGCCGGTAAGGACTTCAAACTTAGTGTCGGTCATCACGTCGATTGAGACGAAGTCGGCGCTGACTTGGGTTGTGTCGGCGATGCTGACGGCGCCGGACGTGCGGTTCGTGATGCGTGAATTAGGGAATCCCATAGTGTTGGTTGGTTAGTATTGGTTGACGCGGGCGGTCCACATGGAGGGTTGGCCCTGCTGAAAGTAATATTTGTCGCGCTGGGAGATCAGCTCGGACTCGGCGAGCTGTTCCATGGCCAGTGCTTTGTCTGTCTGTCCGTCCTCTTGGAGCAAATCTCCACTCAGCATCAGGCCGACTGCTTTTGCGATGACGGCGGGCACGGTGGCGGTGAGGTTGCTGGCGCTGTATTCGGTCGGCCGCACGCGGTAGTTGACCCAGACGGTGGTTGGCAGGTCGGTGTCTTCGGGGAAGCGAATGGCATCTCCGAGGAGCGTATAGCCAATGGCGCGGGGCGCGGCGTGGGTTGCAGGGTTGTCTCTCAGGACGCCAAAGACCTCTCCCATGGCGGTCTGGCCGCTCTGCTCGTAGTCGATGTAATAGCCGTTCGTCGCATCGCCCTGCACGGTGCGGCTTTCGACGCGCATAAGCTCTGGCCAGTCTGCCCACTCCCAGCAGTCGGCGATGCGTTCGTTGGCGGCGGCGACCATCATGGTTCTTGCGCCGGATGGGATGGCGTC